CCAGATATGGAAGTCGAGGAAGCATTCGAACCGATCGCGGCGTAGTCCCTCGTCGGGGATCGTCTGGCCCTCGCCGAGTAGGATCACGGGCATGACGGAAGGCCGCTCGTTGAGGTCCAGGATGGAGGTCGCCGGGACAAGCGAGGTCACGGCTGACGCGCCGGTGAGTATCGACCGGATGGCGGCTTGGAGGGCGAGCGCGGGTTCCATCATGCGCCCCAATTGGCTTTGACAGCCGCCGTGACGGCGCGCTTGGTCCGGTTCCGGATGCGTTTCTTGGTCAGACGATATGCGGGCCAGAAGTGGGGTTCTGCATGAGCATGCTTCGTCCCGTATTCCACGAAGGTTGCGTAACTAGCATCGGGTCCGCCTTCACTGACCGTGACCTTGGTTGCCGAGACCTGATTGACCTTGATGCTCTCCTTGAGCGTCCCGTGTTGAACGGGAACGAGGACGCCGATGCGGTCGGCTAGCTCCTGCCCCGACTTTAGCAGAGCCGGGGTCACGGCTTCCCGTACGGCCAAGGGAATGGCCGCGAGTCTCGCTTTCAGTCGGTCGGTTTGCGCGCTCATGTTGCAGCTAACTTCACTTTTCAGAACGTCCAGAGGCGGTACGGGGCCAAGAGGTCGTAGAACCCAGGCGAGATGTCCGTGACCGTGATCGTGTTGCCGACGACCGCACAGTCTCTATTGTCGTACAGGAAGCTCACAAGCTGCCGGACGGCTTCCTTGATCGGCTCAGGGGTGCCACTCGGAAACGCGGTCGCATCGTCAATGGCCACGCCAATGAACTGAGCCAGCCACGCCTCCGCTACGTCTATCTTGGCTTGAATCAACGTGTCATCATCGGTGATTGTCACACGTGCATGGGCCTTGATGTCGTCTAACTGCAAAACGCTCATGGCAATTCCCCATGTTGGCCATGCAAATCACATTTTGTGCGGGGCATGCCGGTCGCGGCGGAGCTTGGCAAAGTTGATTGGTACCCCCCCGTCCGCTGCTTTGCCGGGGACCTGGTGACGGCGGGCTGACGTTGAATGGCGTCTAGGTCATGCTGAAGAGCGTCGAGCAAGCATTCGATCGTGCCGATCTGAGTCTGGCTGCTAACGCCAGCCTCGAGCTTCCTGAGCCCCGACTCGCTTAAGCCGGTCTTCTTGGCGAGGTTCTTTACTGACAGACGACGCTTCACGCGCAGCTCTCTGATTAGCTTGCCCCATGAGAAAGTCATTATCTGGTCTCCACCTGATGAGGGTTGCGAGACAGCGGGGCCAGCTTGTAACCAAGAACGCCGAGTACACGCTCTAGCGTATCGAGCTTGCTATCGACGATCTCGCCCGCTTCCATTTTCTGGACCCAGGACCGGCTAACGCCAGCGGCTTCGGCAAGCTCACGCTGAAGCAGTCCACGCTCTGCGCGTAGCTCCCGGATCAAGGCTGCCCATGAGAAGGTGGTGGTCATTGGCATTCGATCCTCTGCTTGGCGCTGTTGTGGTGATGAGCACAGAGGCCCTGCCAGTTGGTCTTGTTCCAGAAGAGCCGCATGTCGCCACGGTGTGGAGTGATGTGGTCCACGACTGTCGCGTAGGCGTTGCAGCCGGGATGCGAGCAGCGAGCATTGAGGGACAGATGTTCCTTGCTCGCTTGCCGCCATCGGTTGTCGTATCCGCGAGCGGTTGCGCTGGGTCGCTTGGCGTCGAACCGCGCCTTGCTCTCTTGCCGACGTTTCTGCTGGCATGGGCAGACGAGGCCTCGATTGACGACCTTGCCGCAGCCACAGATGGATGGGGCAGCGTAAGGCATATCACTTGCCCTTGCGCTTTTTGACGGCCTCTGCGCCCATGTCTCTGAACACCTCGCGGATGTTGGCCGCGCTCATGTTCTTCGATGGTGACGCTTTGGCCTCTGACTTCTCGCCGCCGAAGATGGCCTTGAGCATGTCAATCCTGCCCAAATAGGCTTGGGCGATCTCGACGGGTGTGCTGTCGAGCGTTGTTTCCGGGGTCCAGCCGAGCCAGCCGGTGCCGATGCGATAAAGGCTTGTCAGATGTTCGGAGAACGACACTGACTCGCCGCCTTTGCCGTCGGCGTCAGGATCAATGCCCGAGCATTGGAGGACGAATGCAGTTAGCTGCAAACATACCTCCTCAAGGCCCGCGTCGAGAATCTGATGGCCGAGCGCCATGTGCTGATAATGGTCGCTGATCACGTATTGCGCCGCCGTCAGACTTCCCGATTGCAGGTCCTCGATTAGCTTGGCGAACGAACCTTCCCTGCGTCGTTCAAGACGCAGCCCGCAACGCAAGGTGGGCCGCAGAGTGATTAGCTCTGCGCCCAGCTTGATTGCGATATGGTCGTCGGCCAACTTCACGGTTACGAAACCAGAAGCGTATAGGCCGCGTCGTCAGCGCCAGCGCCGCCAAACGTGGCGGTGATGCTGAAGCTATGCGACCCGGTCGCCGTCGTGGTGCCGCTGATCACGCCGCTCGCCGAGTTGAGCGTGAGACCAGCCGGCAGCGAGCCGGTGGTGACGGCGTAAGTGACCGTCCCAAGCCCGCCAGTGGCCGAGATGGTCTCGGTGTAGGGCGTGCCGGAGGTTGCGCCGGGGAGCGCGCCCGCGACCGGGCTGAACACGATCGTGACCGCAGCCGGGACCTCAAGGATTTGACCTGTGATGCCCAGAGCAAACGTAGTTTCGATCAGGTCGTCAGCGGTCCCGTATCGGCTTTCGGAACCCATGACGCTCGCGCGGAAATAGAAGATCGAGTTCGTCCCGGTGTTCGTGATGGCGTCGTTCAACTCGACTTTGAAGAGGAACGTGTCGTACGCCTGCGATGCGGCTCGCGCTGCGATCTGGCCCACGTCGAAGGGGTCCCTCAACACGACCAATTCGACGGTTCCTGAATCTATACTGCCCTTGAGCCGACGAATATAAGCATCGTCAAGAACAGAGGCCACGACCTCCTTGCCCTTGGCCCCAAAGCTCCCAAGACTGGTGATTTCACCAATCTCAACCCAAGTCTGACCGGTGTAGTCCGTCAGGATCGGGTTGGCGTTGAAGGCACTGTCCGAGATATAGACCTTGGACTTGGCCGTTACGTTGATTGACATTGTTGTAAACCTTTCTGGATTGCAGTTAACTGCATAAGTGATGGCGGGGATTGCTCCCCGCCGGTTGGTTAGGATTAGCTGTGGTTGGCCAGGAGACGGATCGCTTCGGCCTTAGTCACCATGCCGCCGACACGCCTACGGGCATGGAAGCGGATGTTGCTCGAAGTGGCCTGGGAGTACGGGTCCCTGAGGACACTGAGGCCCACGCGGTCCGCGATACGGAAGCCCGCCTGGAAGTCGCCGAGAGCGATCGGGATGGCCGATGCGCCGATATTCGGCATATCGACCGCTTCCACAACCGGACGGCCCATGAGCGTCGCCGGTTCGGCAACGTCCACGCCTGCCAGGGGACCCTGCCACACGTAGAAGCCAGCCGCGTTAACAACCCCTCGAAGATAAGCCATCGTGGACCTATTCATCAGCCACGTGGCGTTAGCGGCATACGGTGAAGGCAAGCTGTAGAAGAAGTCGATTAGCTCAGCCGCCGTGATCGCGGTTGGGCTCGCGGTCGTGGTGGTCGTGATGGTCGAGTTGATCAAGCCCAACGGCTGCTTTGATCCGGAGCCAGCGCCCGCGATAAAGGCGGCTGCCTCGGCCTGTCCGAAAGCTTGGCCAAGGTCGGTTGCCATCTCAGCATTCAGATCAAAAGCCGAGTCTTCCATGAGACGGTTCGACACGTCCACGTAAGCCTTCAACTCGTAGATCGTCAGGCTGTTCTGAGCGTAGACGGGATTGGTCGACGGTTCGGCGTCGGTTTCGTTCTCCCAGCTTGCCGTCAGGTTCGCTGTGCGCTGCGGCAGGAGCACGTTGTTCGTGCTCACTCCCATCACGCGAGCTAGCTGGCGCATCGGCGAGTACTGAACGAGGTTCCGGTCCACCTCGGCAAAAAATTCCGGGGGCACCAAATATCCGCCGCCCGCGCCCGAGGTCGCAGTCGTCATCACGGTGCGGAGTTCAGGAGCCACCAGGCTCAAGTCGTGGCCACGCGCCCAGGAGTTAAAGGCTCTCATGTCCAGCGAGGGTCCAGCGGGCTGCTCGCGGGTCATGATGGCCGGGCGGTTAAGCTTGGTCTCAAGAGCCGCAAGGCGAGCGTCACGCTTGGCAAGCTCAGCCGCCGCGTTGCGCTCTCTGGTTTCGTAGGCCGCGCGCATCTCTTCGACGGCGCGTGTAGCTGCAACGACGGGATCGTCGTTGATTTCGATGTTATCAGACATGTTAGTTGGACCCCTTTCGGAGGTGGTTGGAGAGAGCCAGGACGGCCTCTGTGAATCCAGCGAGGCCGCTGGAATGGGAACGGACTGCGCTCACGTGCGATCCGGGATTGCTAGGGAAGGCGACGATTGAGACTTCGCGAAGCTCGGCCTTCGTGATGTGTCGGGTGCCGCCCTTGCGTGGCTCGTCAGCGAGACGGCGGAAGCCGATGCTCAGACCGGAGATGTCCCCGGCTTGAAGAAGCGATCTGGCCTCACGCGCGCGCTGTGTATCGAGGTTGAGCCGTGCTTGGATTTGAAGGCCCGAAGTGTCGGCGTTGATGGCGCGGACCGACCCGATGACCTCGTTGGGGTCGTGACCCCAGAGAAGCGGGATGCGATGACCGTCGAGATTGAAGGCCCGCTTGTCGAAGGTGGTGCCGTGTTGGTCGAGCATGTCGAACGCGATAGCGGTGCCGGTGAGCACGCCGTCATCCCCAGGTGATGCGAAACGGACCTCGCAGTCGAGATGAGAAAGTGCAGCTAACTGCATTTTATTCGCCATCGGTTTTCCCCTTGGAGCCGAAGAACAGGTTTTCGAGGATCGCCACGGCCAGGGGCAGGACCTCGTTGATGGGCCGATGCGCGCCGTAGACCTCAGTTAGGCTTGCTGCGACCTGGGGCGTCTCCCCGGCCCCGATCAACGCAAGCCGTATCGTCTGAAGCATGTCGGCGTGTTTGAACTGGCCGGAGAAGAGGCGCTTCGCTATGGCCCCGATGCCCGCGTTGCAGGTGCGTTCAAGCTCTTCGATCAGGACGGGCGTGAGGGCGAAGGAGCGTTCGGCGTCGCCGAAGAACTCTTTGATTGTGGGGAGGGTAGTCTTGGGAGCCTTGGTCATGGTCATTCGCCTTCCCCGGTCTTGTTGTCGTCCACCGGCGTAGCGATCTTGCCGGGTGCCGTGTTGGGGTTCACGAAAGCGTCCCCGCCTTCGTAAGACGGCAGGTGTTCTCTCTCCCGACATTCATTCGGATTGAGGACGCGGGATGAGATCAGCGTGGAGTAGGCCGCGCTGCGCTCGGTCAGGTCGCCCTGTAGGAGTTGATCAAGGTCGAAGCTGAAATAGAGGCCGTCTTGCCGGTCCTGGTCGGTTAGGAGGACCCGGCGGAACGCCGCCTCCCAGGTCTCGAACCATGGTTGCAAGGTGTAGGTGACAAGCTGCCGCTGAGACTGAAGATAATTGCTCCAGGTGGCGCGACCGTGCTCTCCCAGGAACGGCGGAGGGACGCCGAATGCGCGAGAGACTTCCAGCACCTGGAACTCACGCATTTCCTGGAACTGGCTGTCCACTGAATTAAAGGCCAGCTGTTCGAACCGGCCCCCTTCCTCGACAACAGCTGTGCCGCCAGAGGCCCGGCCTGAGGTGGCCGCTTGCCAGGATGCTTTGATCCGTTTGGCTGTCTCGTTGCCCAGCTTCCCGGCAAAGGTCAGAATGCCGCTAGGACGCGCTCCGCAGGCCATCAGGCGGGCTGCATGAGCTTCGAGCGCGATGGATAGCCCGATGGCCTCTTTGGCCGCCTTGATCGGCGCTA